CCTAAAGAAATAGAACTTGTATAATTAAGGATAGCAATATATCCGATATTGCTTATCCTTTTCATTAATTCGGATAAATTAAAATAGGAGCATATAATATGCAAATAAATAATATAGGTATCCGCACCGAGATACATAAAACATTCGGTGGCCGCTTCGTTAGAGTAGTTTATAAAAAATCTAATGGAGAAATAAAAACATATCATGGTAAATTTGAAGGTAAGGAAAAAGATCTTACTAACAAAAAAGATACTACCGCTAAAGATAATATTGTTTTTAACGTATTTGAAAAGAAGGGTAAAAGGCCTGTTCATACTAGAACATTACAGTTTATCCTTAGTGGTATCGAGTCAATATTTGATAGTCAAAATACTTGTATCTTGAATGTTGAGTATAGGCCACATTTAGAAACTATTAATTTAAGGAGTGCATAACATGACAAAATATAGAAACTTAAACGAATATGTAGATCAAAAAAATAGATGGAATAGTATCTTTATTGATCATGGTAAAGAAACTGGTAAGGACTGGGAGTTAGATCTTATTGTTTTTCCCCTAGATAATGGTGACGTAGATTACTTAATGAAAGATATTGCAAGTGAATTATCGCCTGAAAATTTACATATGGATGGAGAAGCTTCTCAACAACACGTTAGAAGAACTCTTAAACATTTTAATAACCTTAAAAGAGAATTGCAAAGTTATTGTTTAGATAATAATTTGAATGTTCCTGAATGTATAATATAGGAGAAGACTAATGCTTAAACAATTTATGGACTACGTTCATCCTGATTTAAAACTTAGGATGGCCTTGTATAATAAATATTTAGATAAATATAGTAACGTACTTAATAAACATGACGTTGCCAGGTACTGCTCTAAGTATGATTTTGATAACATAAAAAAGGAGAAGAATAATGGCTAAAAAGTTTCACGAGATGCTGCAGGATTTATATGAGAAGCATAGCGGTGGAGGGTTCGATTGGTTTGAGTATGAAACTAATAGGAGAAGAAGGAGCTACTTAGGTAGTATTATTAAAAAACAACAGGAGAATAAAAATGATTAGAGAATTAGAAAAGACTAAATTTGAAAATATAAAAAAAGGTACTAAGCTTATTACTACTCAACTAGGTACGCCATGTAGAGCAATATCTATGGAGAGCATTAAACAAGGTAGAGGATTTAAAAATATTTTACTTGTTGATGCTAAAGGATCTGACGTTGGTTTATCTGATGAGTGTGGCAGTATTTATGTTGAAGATATAGCAGATGTAATAGATGACGCTACGTTTGATTATATTGGTAAAGAAATTAAAAGGAGAGCATAATGACTAAATTACAAGTAGAAAAAGACATACCTATGCCTAAAGATACAGGACAAGGTAGACCACAACTAAGTAAGTATGGCTTTCACGAATTAGAATTTGAAGTAAACGATTCTATATTAGTAGAAGATCACAAAGTAGTGAAAGCTTTTCTATCTCATGTATTTACTCGTGCCAAAAGAAGTAATTCTGGTCACAAGTATGTGAGTAGAAAGGTTGGTGATAATCAATGGCGTATATGGAGGGTAAAATAATGGATAAAAATTTTAATGACAAAATTCACAACGTAACAAATGATATTATTGATTTTATAGATAAAGAATATAAAACAATAGGAGTAAAAGATAGTTTATGGAAGGATGATAAGGAAGATGATGATATGATTTATCCTACGGATTTATGTGAGGAAATAAGATTTTATATAACTAACAAACTATTAGAGCTTAAACGTGGAGAAGAATAATGGCTAAAAAATTAATTGAAGGTAAGACTAAAAAGAGTAAAGGTAAGAAGATGTCACACACAGGCGGCAACAGTAGGCCTTTAGATTTATATCGTGATGAAGTATCAGGTAGATGGCATAAAAAACCTGAGATACAAGGAGGAGAGTAATGAAGAAACTAACGAAAGAACAAAACTATAAAATCAATATGATGACATTAAATATACTACTAGTACCTTTTATAGGTAGTTTACTTATAGTATTATTTGGTCTAGTAGAGATTATATTATTCAGTAATGGAGGGAACTAATGACTACAATGTTAGAAGAAACTATAGAAATAAAGATAGAGAGATCTATCATCATCAACAAACATCAATTAAATTTTGATACTTGTAAAACAGACGCTCAACTTAGGGCTAGTGCTGAAAGAGTACTAAGCTCAATGTCTGGTGAAGAACTATGCAAGCTAGTATTATTTACAAATGGTAAAACAGAATATTTATATACTGATAACAATGGTGTTACGGTAGAATTAACATAGTAGAAGGTACTTAAACATGACTAACCCACAACATGAACATAATTTTATTACTGTACAATTAAAAAAGGATCGTGTAGATACTACATCCCCACAATGGAAAAGATTTAAAGAAGAGTTATTAAGGAAGGAGAATAAAAATGTTTACAAAAAGTGATGACCTATCAGAAGATGACGTAAAAGAAATAAGTATGAAATTTTTAGAATGCATACTGCAATTAAACGGAAAGAAAATACATCCTATGGATGTTGCTAGTCTGTTTATATTCTTAGGCCTTACTGTTTGGAGAACACACACTACTCAAGAAGATTTTAGGAAACTAGTAGAACAGTTTGATGAACAGAATTGGTCTGACTTTCCGTCTATGCAGGTAATGTTTCCAGAAGTATCTTCTGTATTAAAAGACTTAGAGAAGATTAAACTAGAAGATGAAGAAATAGATCCGAAGGATTTAAACTAATGTACAATGCGTTAGAAAAAATACTAGCAAGAGCTATTGACTATCCTATAGGTGAGACAGATGACGATACACCTAAGACTGCAATTCTGCGGCAACGTGACGCAAAGATTGGATTGTATGTAAGACTAATTGAAAGGTCTGTTACCTGGATAACCTGTTTTTTTATAGTAGCAGGAGTGCTTAGGCATTGGTAAGATGAAGGACAAAATAAACAAACCTAGAGTAGTTAGAGAGAAACAAAATACATATACTAGGGTTGTTCCAGATAAAAAGAAATACAACAGAAAGAAAAACAACAAGGAGAACTATGATGAAAATACTTAATTATGCGTCTAACATATTGTTATTAATGATGTTTATTGCTTTAGCAGTAGCCTTTAAAGCTAATGTAGCATCTTCAATAGCAAGTGTTTGTTAATAAATAAATCGTAATGTCAAGATTGTTTTTACAGAAAGTTTACGTATATATGTAAGAACATCCTTATATGTGTGAGCATGGCAATTAAAATAAACCTTAGTTGCCATGTTTTTTTATGGGGTTTGTTGTGTCGAATATATGAAAAGCTATTATAGTTAATTTAATATTTGTAATATATTGTTCAGGATTGTCTCTAGTAAGAGACGATATTACGATACAGCTTGTCCATGGGAAAGTATCTCGAAGAGGTGTATATAAACATTACACTAGTGAGATAGAATTAGAGGGAGAATAATTATGGAAAATATTTTAGATGACTTGAGAGATGTATTTAAATCTATTGAATCTATACAAAGTAAGTTAGTAAGATCAGAAGATATAGAAGGTGCTGCAGAGCTTGAGTGCTTGGAGCATCTACATAATTCAATGCGTAACGTAATGCTTGCAAATAAAAAAATATCTAATGTAGTTGACAGATGAAATTTCGTGAGTATAACTACTACCTAACAAGGTAGAGGGGGTATATATAAAACCTACCCCATTATAGGATGTACAACGGAACATACAATCAATTAGAGAAGATAAAAGAATTAGATTTAGATGAAGGTACAAACAAAAGAATAGATTGTATCTTCTGTGGCCATACTAAAACCCTTTCGATAACCAAGCGGAGGGGTTTTTTATTGTGGAATTGTTTCAGTGCTTCTTGTTCTGCTAAAGGAAATACAGAAGAAGATCTAACTGTAGACGACTTATCAAGAATTGTGTCAAATACGTTTGACATCGAAGAAGAAAAAGAAAAGTTTATCCTACCAGAGTATTTCGTAGAAGCTAATCGCTCAAAAGAAACTATGAACTACCTGGAGAAATATAATTGTATGGAAGGATACTTACAAGATAAAGAAAGATTTTGCTATGACATCAAAAGGCATCGTGCAGTGTTTACTATAATGCATGAAGATGAAGTAGTAGGAGCAGTGGGAAGGTCATTGAACTCTTATCAAAAACCTAAGTGGTATAGATATGATAATGGCCTATGCCCTTACATGATAGGCAGTGGCACTACAGGAGTGATTGTAGAAGATGCTACATCAGCAACTACAGTCGCACCTTTTTGTACAGGCATTGCTCTATTAGGAACATCATTACTTGAGAGTTATGTAGATATTTTAAAACAGTTTGATACACTTATTGTAGCACTAGATCCAGATGCTTATTCAAAATCATTTGACATCCAGAAGATTATGAGTGTATATACTAATTGTAGAATCGCTATGATTAGAGATGATTTAAAATATTTTAGTAAAGAGCAAGCAATGAATGAATTACAAATAGGAAATAGGATATGAGTACAACAGACGTATATAGAGAACTATTAAAGAAGATAGTCACAGATAGAACTTTTGCAAGGGAAGTAAAAGATGTAGCAGATAGTGTCTTCTTAAACGGAACAAAATCAATTAAGGATGCTATCTATTCAGCTTATGATGCATACGATAGAGACTTAACTATAACTGAGGTAGAAAAACATTACCTTACATCTCATCCTGATTTATCATCAGCTAAAGCAGCACAAGTACAATCAATCTTTAGTAACCTTTCAAAGGTAGAAGATATAGGTGTAGATGTTGCTAGAGATATGGTAAGAAAATTATCTATCCAAGAATCTGCAAGACAAGTAGCTCAAGAAGCTATCAAGATTGTACAGGGTGAGCATTACGATCCTTATCCTGTAATTCGTCAGTTAGAAGAATTAAAAGTTATTCATGCTACCACAGACCATAGTGATAAACGTGAACTAAATCTAGACGTTGATTCATTATTAAGTGGTATGGATGAAGGGTACTCTTTCGCATTTAACTTACCCTCCTTAGATGCAAGAGTATCAGGTATTGAAAGAGGTATGTTAGCTATATGTGGTGCTAGGCCTAATGTAGGTAAGTCCATGTTCTGGCATTACTCTGTTGCAGGTCCAGGAGGATTCCTAGATCAAGGTGCTAAAGTATTATGTATTACAAATGAAGAGTTACCTAAAAGGCATACTCATAGAATGTTATCTGCTGCCTCTGGTATTGTAACTCGTGAGTTAAAAGGTAAGAATGATAAATTAAAAGAAGTATGGAAGAAAGTTGGTGACAATCTTATTGTACTTGATGGTGACCAGATGACACTAGGTCAGATTGAAATGAAGGTAGAGCAGGAAAGACCTGATATTGTATGTGTTGATATACTTGATAAAGTACCTATGTCAGGCTCATTTGCTCGTGAAGATATTCGTTTAACAGAATTGTATGGCCAAGCAAGATCTATTGCTAAACGATACGATTGTGTATTCTTAGGATTTAATCAGCTATCTGCAGAAGCTGAGGGCAAGACAATGCTACACTATGGCATGATGACAGGCTCTAAAACAGGTAAAGCAGGTGAAGCTGATTTAATAGTCCTCTTTGGTAAAGAAAATATTGAAGAGGGCGACACTAACCAACGATGGGTAAATGTTGTTAAGAATAAAATTAATGGTGTTCAAGATCGTTGGGTATGTGTTGTCGATTCTGACACAGCACGATTCAGAGATTAGGAGAAAGTTATGAATCAAACACTACCTATTAAAGTAGATCCTATACTTAATGAGTATAGCTCCTTAATAAGCAACAAAGCCATGACTATGCAAAGCTTAGTTAAGAAGACGTTAGTAACTGCTATTGAAATTGGTGACTTACTTATAGAAGCACAAGATCATTGCAGTCTTAATGGTATTAAATGGAAATCCTGGGT